ATCTACCCAGCCACTCTTACCACCTTTTTCACCCTTTCTCTTAAACCAATCCCTAAGGCTGGTCTCTGAAGATGGTTTGGAGGTGAGTTTTCTTTTCTTCTTTTTCTTCTCATCAATTTTAGCAATCTCTGCCTCAACAAGTTCCTTAATCCTGTCTCGGCTGATGCTTTCAGTTTTGGTTTTAGTTTTCTTTTTAGAAGCCTCTTTGCGCTCCGAGGCATAATCATATGCCTTTTTCAGGCGAGCTTTGACTTTTGGATCTTTAGCGTTCTGATATGCTGCCCTAGATCTCTGATGTATTAAATTAATTATCTGTGACTGGCGCTTATGTGATTTGGATTTGAAAGACGATTTAGATAATGTATCTTTTATATCCTGCACAGTTCTAAATTTAACCGATACTGTATCGCTTGGATCTTCGTCTGTGTACAGCCTGCGTCCTGAACCTTTGGGTTTTTTACCCGTACCTTTTTTAGGATCGGCTTCTTGTATGACTTCACGAATCACATCACGAAGAGGATCTTGCTCGACTCCTTCTTTTTTACTTTTGTTGCCCCAGTTGGCAGCACCGACCTTGCGGCACTTTACAAGGGCACCAGAGGCATAAGCAGAAGGCCAGACATCATATCGTGCCTTGACTTTATGGTAGCACGCATCTTTCTTGCCACCCTTCTTCTTTTTTTTCTTTTTCTTTCGCTTTTTCTTCTTCTCGTCGAGAATGGCTTCCTCGACCATGCTGCGAAGTTGAGAAATTGTAATCTTCATTCAGTGCCCTCAAGCCAATATAGCAATCCTCAATAAATAGGCATCTGAATCGATAAAAGGAGCATCTTCTTTTCTTTGTTGGAAAACCTCTCTGGGCATCTCTCCAATATCCTTGTATCCTGAAGTGTCCATTAGGCGGACTTCTATGTCGTAAGCCAGCAATGCTTTCACAAGTCGCATGGCTTTTTTGTGGGCATCAGCATCCAACCCAAGTAACACTGGAGTGTCGTTTTTTACAATCTTCCTGAAGAGTTTGCTGTCTTCCCGAAGTGTTGAGCCGAGCAGTGGAATACTATTCTCACCAGCAACAATAGCATCAAACACACCCTCTACGAGTGTGACCTCTCGTTCCCAATCAACCAGAAGTTCGTTGAAGATGATATCTTTGTTGCCTGGTCCGTTGAGATAAGGAGGCCAGACATTAGGGTCGTATGTACGGGAAGTAAAAAAGTTACAATATCCCTCTTCATCAAATGACGGAAGAATAACTCTATTTTTATAATTTCCGCTGCCGCAGTAGCCAATCTTCCAGTAGAGAATATCTTTATCTGATACGCCACGTTTGCGGAGGTAGTTAAAGACCATCCGTGATGATGGTGGGTGAGAGCGACCAGTAAGTGTTTTGAACTCATTTGGAAGGTCAATTCGCTGCGGAATTTCGATTTCCTTGGCGAACAGGTTGTCTAGGTCGCCTAGTTCAATGTCGGCGTCAAAATCTTTCCATCTATTGATGTGAGAGATATCGCCCCAGCGGCGAACTATTCTTCGTAAGTTTTTTGTTCGCCAATCACATGCCCAACATTTTGCAGCATTCTTCTCGAAGTTGATTGATAGTTTGGGTTTGTGGTGCCCACAGCAGCGGGAAGGGTAGAGATACTCCTTCCCCTGCTTATAAGGGCGACCCAATACTTCATCAAGTATCTTCTTCTTTTTAGCTGAAGCTGGATCGCTGAACAATTAGTATCCTAATTCTTGGAGTTGCCTAATCGTATTATCCACATCATCTGGATTATGTTTAATAGCGATACCACCACCCGCTCGGAACTCGTTGACGTATTTGTCTCGGTCGTCAATCAGAAGTCCTTGTTTTCCGTTCCAAACTCCGTAGGGTTCTTTGCTGTCAGAAAGATTGACTTTTTCTACTGGAAGTCCTAGTTCTCGCTCAACCCAGATTCGCTTACCAATCTTTGAGCCTTCTTCCATGGGTGCCGACAAAATCTCAAGACCTGGAATGTCCTTGATGTAGTTCCAGAGTTTTTTGCCACCACGTTCCCAGCCGAGGTTTGCCCACAATTCTACATCGTTCTCAACGAGACGATACATGAAGTCTCTCGTGCGGTAGTTTCTTTTTAGACTTCCCTCCATATCGGAGCGAGCAATATGCCAGCGGTTGATTTCTATATCCCAGCCGCCAATCTCCTTAGCCGTTGATCGGGCAAGTTTATGGTCTGGGTGGTCGAGGTCATCTCGCAGTTCTTGGAAGCGCTTGTTCATATACTTGAGGACACCTTCCTCAAAGTTGACGAGCACTCCGTCCATATCGCAAAACACTTGGTAGTTCATAACGGTCTCCTCCCGCATGACTATATTACCATATGTTTAAACTAGGTCAAGAAGTTTATTTCTTTTCTTGTGCATCAAGGTAGGCTGCGATAGCCATCTGTTGCTTTTTCTTTTTTGATTTGCCCTTGAACTGTGGGGCTTTTGATTTACGGAAATCGTCAACATATTCGCCGGCTGTTGCATCTTTGCCAAGCTTTTCTGTCATTTCATCATCACGGTTTGTTGGGCTTTGTGCAAAAGAGTCTGCCTCAGCATCACTAGAGGTTGGAAGTTTAGCGACTTGACTTCGCAGCATACCAACTACTTTTATTGCATCATTCTTATCAAGGCTTGCCAATTGAGATAATAGTGCTTCAGCTTTTTCTGTTAGTTCCGCAGAAGACATTCTTTTTTGAACTTCTTCTTTGATAAGTTTACGGATAATATCTTGTGTTAGTCGCATACAATAAATAGTTTGTCAATCTGTTAATGTGATCTTATCCGTCAAATAACCTTTATTGTTAGCATTCTTTATTAGGAACTCGCCTGCCCTGGCTATTACAACAGCATCGGCTCGGTCATCGGTTCCCTTTTTGTAATTCTTTCCACCACGAGCCATCTCATACTGGAAGGCTGTTTTCTCTTTGTCTTTTACTGCCTCAATAACCATCTTCTTTCTTTGTGGTCCCTTTGTTCCACGGGGGAAAGATAGTCCATAGAGTGTTCTGGCTGTATTCACATTTACAAATGCTGGTGCTTCGCCGAAAGTATCAAAGCAAATCCACGACACGATGCCGTTGAACTTGGCTAGTTTTACAATGGTGTCGGCTCTGGACTTTCCTGGGAAGAATTTCTTTAGGGCTGTCTCTACAAAAACATAATCAATCTTGTGATTTGTTCTTAGTTCCCACATAAGTGAGCCGACTACTTCGGCTTTCTCAAACAGAGTATCTTGTTTGGAGATGTCCCAGTGTTCGCTTAAAGCGAGGTTGCCCTGGTCGTCAATGAGGGCAACTCCAATAACAGTAGTAGATATATCTAGTCCTAGTATCATCCAGGGGATTGTACTACATGTCTAGCTTTAGTTTAAATGTATAATTGTCTGCCTCTTTTTTCTGGACAGGGTTTGCTAGTTTAGCAATGCCGATAAGGTTTTTATCCTTATCAAATATGCCGATCTCTGTTATATATGTTTGCTTTTGGAACTCATCTTCATAGTTGCAGTATTGGCTGTCTATGGTGTTTTTGATTGGTATGTTTCTTGACTCTATATATCCTAGTTCACTAACAGACGTTTCATCTCTCCATGCAGACCTAGAAGAAGATACCCAAGTGGGGTTTAAAGAATTGTTTAGGTCACCTGGCTGGGCTGTCGCAAACATAGTTGTTGTTGGTATTTTTTGAGTTCCTTCAAAACTGATCGAAAACAAACTTGCTGTAGCAAATCCACTTTCACCCGTCGATGCCTCATTGTATGCACCAAAGTATTGCCAGCTTGCATTTTTGGCACCTAAGGCTAAATTACCAGTGTAGTTGTCGTCATTAGAACTTATATCCACTGAAGATGTTAAAAGTATAAAACCTTCGTTGTAGAGTACCATGCCAACTACTGAACCACTGGCTCCGCCCATAGTAGAGATAAGCTCTCCATTTTGCCGTGAGTCAACAGCTTCGTCGATCAAAGACCCTGTGTAGTAGAACTTTAGACTTACTGTGCCTTTCTTAATTTGTTCCCCGAACATTATGGAGGGAATCTGTAGCATATTGACTGTGCCAGAAACATAACTTCCAGTGTAGGCGTAATTATTGCTAACGTAGCGATAATAATTCATAGTATTCTGCAAGGCAATCAACTCTTTGCGATTAGAAACATAAGTGTCTTTTGCTGAGTTTGTTCCATCTGGAAAAGGATAAGATGTTGCTGAATAATACTGTCTCGTTATAGATGAGGTCAAAGGATAAGACCCTGTTATCTCCTGAACAGAGAGGTCGAGGGATCTATACTGATCCCTTGTTAGATTATTTGTTCGGAAAATTAAATTAGTATTCCTAGAGACATATGGATAAATCAACTGCTGACTTGTTCCATCACGGTCTACGTTGTATTCAAATAAGTTTATTGTCCCTGTTGTTATGTTCTCGCCAAGGACATCTCCATTATTATTAATATATGCAGAACCACTATACATCACGAAGTCAAACTTCGGACGAGTTATCATGCGATTCTGTAGTATATCGTCGGGACCAAAAGGATGGAGATAAGGCATTTATACCTCCTCGCTAGTAGTCTAGTCTTACTCGCAAAGTGAGTTCTGAATCTGGTGCCTTTTTAAGAGGTTCACTCAACTTTGAGACAGCCAGAAGTGCATTATCTTCGCTATAGAGACCAACTGTAGTCACATAAGATACTGGGTTATCAGTGCTTACTTCTTTTACTCTTATCTGACTTGAGCTTAGATAAGTTGGATTACTACTAAGATTAAATTCACTGTTGTTTGCTCTACAAAAATAGACAGTTGAATTTAGTTCTGTAGTGTTGTTAAAACTTATTTCACCGATTCTATGTCGGAAACCATCACAACTAGCAGTAATACTTCCACTGACCAACATGTCATCCATTAACTGACCTGAACTATTCATTTGGCAACTGTCTATGAATTCGTCCTGGAAGACAGACGCAGTGAGAACAACAACTCCTGCCTGATAGAAAAGCAAACCACAAGCTAAATCATCTACACCATAGCTACTAGTTGCATACAAAACATTGAATTCACCAGAAGGAGAATTAGTTCTATAACTATTATTACTCTTATCACGTATTGTAAGTGTTTTATCGAATGCATTTTGGTATGAAGCACTTACACCAAGAGTCATAGAAAATCCTGCACCAGCAGAGCCGTTCTTTTGGATCTCATCTTTTGTCAGAAGTCTTGCAAAGTTTAGAACCAATATTCCACCAAGCTTTTCAGTAGATACACCGCCACCAAAGTTGCCGCTAACATCTAGTTCATTAATACTTCCTGTTGTATCGTAGCCTGCTAGCATTTGCGATAGCTCATTATAGATGTCGTTTTTCTTATTTCGCTGCACTACATTAACAGAATGAGTAGCACCTGCGATTGGAGCGTTAGCAGAAAAGCCAGCAGTGACATCAATAATGTGGTTGGCTGAAGAGCTTAGATATGGGTAATCATAGACACTTTGAAACATCTCATGTCCGTAATTTTTAACATTTAGGCTTGGTATAAGGGCTCCTCCAACCGTTTCCTGATAAACAGAACCAGAAACAATTGATCCAGTGATTGGAATAGACTCATGCAACTTAGTACGAGAACGAGTTACATCATTGTTGTTAAGTGCTTTAAAACTGGTTGCCATATTATAAGTCCTAAGAAGTGTATTTAATTAATTTTAGGGGGATTTCCACCCTGTACCCTGTAGTAAACCCTGTTACTCTAATGACAGTATTTATAAAAGAGAAGTTAGTTGGGGTACCGTTAACATTGATGCTAACTGTTCCGCCCAGGCGGTCGAACAATGTTTGACTGTTTTGTAGATCCAGAGTAGATCTAAGACCAAATATCAACCTAGACCCCAACCTGCCTGTGCTATTAGTTGGTCCGATTTGTGAATTTTCAGAACGAGTTCCATTGCCATCGTTTGTAATCCCAAAAGATGGCGTTGCATCGCCGCCGACACCAGAAGGCTGACCTGCAAAATAAGCCCTATCAGGATCTAAAGAGAAAAGGTATGTGGCAACACTATCATCATCTATAAAAGAAGGTGTTGCAAGACCCTGTTGCCCCAAAGTGGTTGTTAGATTTAAAAGTCTATTGTCAACTTCTACTAAATAGGAAGATTCAAATAATTCATTTTCGGTCCCTGAGGCGTTTTCTCCTCTCAAGAGACCCAGTGATAGGTCTTCTGTGTCAAGACCCTGGTCAAAAATAAGGCGTGATTCATCTGCGCTAGAGCCAGCTTGACCAAATCGATACCCTCCAGAGATGGCAGCAGCCTCATAATTCAAAGTTGTCTTGATATGAAAAGTAGTTGGTTGATCTACTGTAACATAATAACCACCTAGAGGGGCAGTGGAATCTGTAGCAGTAGGTGAAAATTTAGAGTTTAACTTTATAACAGGCAAGTGTAGGAGGTTTGTATTTTCATATGTAAGAAGCTTATTCTTTAATGAAGTAGTATTGTTTGTAAAAGCTTCAAAAATTGGTAGCTGAAAAATTCTTACATCTTCATAACCCGAAGCGGTTAGCGGTACATATAGAGAATAATCAATCTCATCATCACCAAGGGCAAACTTTGTAATTCTGAAGCTGCCATCGCCTAGAGCTAGTCTGCGGCGACCTTCGTCGGTCAAAACAGCATCAAGTATAATATCACCACTATTGTCTAAAAAAGCCATAACGTTTCCTCTTAACGAACCAAACTATATTATAAGTTCCTAATAAATAGTTCGTATTATTCAATTTTGTTTTTTTATGTTCCTCTGTTGATCGGTTGCCCATCTACACGAATTACAAAATTCAACTTTATATCAAATTTGCGCCCTGTATCTTTTGATGTCATCCTCACAATATAACTCTGATTCTCTACTGAATCTCCCAAAGATTGTCCTATACTTCTATTCCCCCTAAGGTCTTCGGCTTCTTCGTCGAAAACTTCAAAAGGCTCTGATTGAATATTAGACGCTTCGACCTGTATATACCTAGACATGTTTTTCGATGCAACCTTAGAAGTTATACCAGTTGGTTGGATTAATTCAACTTCAGGAATCAAAAGACCCTTGTCTAAAAGAAGACGAACCCTATAAATAACACTTGGGATTGAGGGGTTATTATGGACATCCTCAGCTATACATGTATAATAGTAGTTTATATTTGGAGATATATCTTCCAATATGTCATATGATAAGACCTGTGTTGCATCTATTGAGTCATTATCTTCCGTTGTGTATCTTCGGATAGACACACCAGGATTTACTTCTGGATCGAAAGACTCATACAGATCATTATAGTTTTCAACTTCTAGATTTATTGAAGTTGTTCGATAGAGGATAATGTTTCTTATCTCAGAAAGGCCTTCATTTCTATATTCTAATTTCCCTGGTGGTAGGAAAATGTTTTTAAAATTATCTTGATACTCTTTTAAGATATTCACTTGTTCATCTAGATCCCCAATACTTACGATGTCTAGAGACTGGTCTCCTAAATGAGCGCCGCTTTGCAGATTTGCATTTATTTTTACCTGACTGTTGTTGCCAACTAGCGGGAAGATATTTAGGATTGGCGAAGTGGGAGGATAATCTAGCACCTTAGCCAATGGGTAAGAAATTGAATTTATATCTTGATCTATTTGTTCAGAAACAAGAGCACTTTGAGTATTCTCTTGGAGGTCCTGAGAATAGATTGGCAATTCTATTACATCATAATTTGCTCGACTGTTAGTATAGCAATCAAAAGATATGTTTGGTGCTGATTGTATTTGCCTTTGAGTTGGTCCTCGACGAAGTCCAAAATAGTAATTTAAAAGCCATGTTGGTATCCTAGTGCCAAAAGAAGTAAAAACATCAAAAGAATAATCTGTTCCGTATATTAATCTATATTCATAAAGATCATAAGAATAAACTTTTCCATACTTTATCTGACTATCAGTATAAATTACTGTTCTTGGACCGTCGCCATTGCCAATATAGAAGTTTTGAACAATCTGATTGTTGGAAGATTTTATTATCTTATAACCTAAGGCATCACTAGGCGAAGATTTTCCGCTTATAGTGTTCAAATAATTTTCTGGGGAGGCTGATATATTAGCTGCCTTGTTGTTCACAAGCTCCTCTACAACCCCCAAAGTATCCGCATCGAGAATAGTGGAGTCATCATCCATGACAAAAGAATTAAGCTCTGTATTAAACTGCAATTCATCGTCTGAATTTGCTCTAAATATTGGAGATACTACATCTTGGAAATTAAACCTCCTAAGAGAAAGGGGGATGTAAGAACTCTCTACCTCTGACAAATCTCCATTTATATCTCGAATATACTCGGTTGAATAAAGTATCTCTACCCTATTTTGGTCCGAAGGAAGTCTTTCAATGTTTTCAAATACTATTTCCCTGAAGTCTTCTATTTGATAATCTTCGGTCCTTAAAAGTGCTTCAAAGTTGTCTACGCTTCCCCTTGAAAACTGTAGTCCTATATTCATAGGGGTTGGCGCAAGAAAGTTTTGATTTGGTTTTATTTGAGATGATGGCACAACTATAGATGAATTTTTAAATGACCAAATAGATAGCCTCTCATCGCCAACACGCTCTAGTGTATCAGCATAAGCGTTGTAGTATTGCTCTCGACTAAATTGACCATAATCAGAATAACTCCTCAGAGAGGAGGCCAAAGTTGTATAAGTTTTTAGCTCCTGGAGTTTTCTACTTTGTGTTGAAGTTTTATCAAACAAAGAGTTTATATGAATGTATCTGTCCAGAGCATATATGTTTGGAAGATTTGTTTCGTCATAGTTTTCAATAGTGTCTTCGTATTGCTTAGAGTAGTAATTGTAATTACTTAAAACCTGAGCAGAGTAGTTGTCTGCCACAGATCCATCAAGAAACCTATGAGTGTCTCTATTTGTCACATAGGGGGTATCAAACTCAACATAACGAGAAGTATATTGAAAAATGTTCTGCCCTTGTACTGCTTCTATTACACTTTGGGGACTTATTAAGTTTCTAAATGCTTCGGCTATAAGGAAGCGAACAACCTTTTTTTCTCTCTCCCTTGATATTGGATCTTCAGAAACTCTGACTAAAAGCTCTGTTATTATGTCCAATAGATTTATATTAGCAGAATTTTGAACAACCCTATCTCTAATCAAAGTTCGAAAATCAAAAATTTCTTGTGCAAAATTACCCTCATTAAAAACAGCATCAGCGCCGGTTTGCAGAAGATTATCAAAGAAAAAAGAGACCTCTGGGTCTTCTTCTGCAAAAAGAGCAGGGGGATTTAGCTGACGCACATACCTAACCTGAGGTTCACTTAATTCTCTTATTATATTAGGAACTGGACCGTTAATAACAAAAACACTTAAAGAAGACAGGAGTCTTTCCGCAGTGTCTATAGTTGCATCCAGCATTTCCTTAGGCATACTTCGAAATACTGGCTCTGACCCAACTAGAGGTTTTTCAGTGTGAATATAAGGATTGCCGCTATAGAAAAGGCTTCTGTAATACTGTTGTGTCAATAATTGATTCGTGCCAATAGCACGAACAAAAGAGAGCAATGATTCTGGATTGGTTGTATTAGGAGCATTCTGCCTATCGTTGTACGGTGCTAAGCTCCAGGAAACCTTTGGGTTAAATATGTTCTGCGAGTCATAACCTCGAAGATTTGGTGAGTTTTGAAGTGGATCATTTAACTTTGCCCCATTTCTATCACCATACTTGACTTTAGAAAAATAAAATGATGCTAGAGGATCAAGGTTGTTTTGAGATACTTTTATCTTTCTTTTTTTATCTCCTTGGTTTGAGTTTCCTCCATCTATTCCTGGGATAGGTCTAACATTTGGAATATCTCGATCTGGAAAATTAAACCCTGGATCTGGCACAAACTCAACATCTGGTATGTTAAAATCTGGAAAATCAATTCCGAGACCTTGATCTTCTTCTGCTCCTGGAATAACTATCTGATCGGGGATACCTAAGTTTGGATCTCGACCAAAGTTTGGATCAATATTAAACCTTACTCGGTTATTGTTCCCCAATGGTCTAAGCCCTACAGGTATCCTAAGTCTTCCTCTTGGTATAAATCTTCTAACCATTATTCTTGCACTCTATCATTGTATGAGACTACAGTAGTTTGTAAGTCATCTCTATTTTGTATATAGAAATATTGATTATAAGTTGGTAAATTTAGAGTGCTTTTTGTCTCAAAAAACTTAATGACTTGCGAATATTGCTTTTCTGACAGGCTATCCCTAAACATGTTAAGATAATCTTCGCTCATCAAAGATCTTACTCTGCAAAGCACAGCGCCGGATCTATTTTTAAACTGCTCGATCGAAGAGGAATCAAGTTTCTTCCAGATAGGAAGCTTTGTTTTATTACCTTTGTTATCGACTAAAGAACTAGGCCTCAAGGTATCAAATCCGTTAAGATATTCTATAACCCCTATCTGCCTATAGTTCAACCAAAAAGTTAAAAATTTAGCATATGATTTCATTGGATCGTCTACTTGGGTGTAGGGCGGAACATCTTTATTGTTATCTGAGATGCTTATAATGTTTTCCATCTCTAGAGACCCTGCCTTTTCATTTATCTTGGGTCGGCGAACATCAAAACCCCCTGAACCATCAGGAGTTCCAAGAGTTGACACATCGTTTGTAGAAGAAAATACCAAAAGACTCTTTAGCTGATTTGGGAGTTCCCTTACTGGGTCGGCTTCCAAAGACTGTTCAACTTCTGACTTATTTATATTTAAGATATTACTTAGCTCTACTAGTGAATTATAAGTTTCTTGGCGCTCACTAGAAATAAAGTCGGAACTGTCTTCTAGGACTAGTTTACCAAGGATAACAAATGGAATACTTGTAGATCTACTCTTTTTGTCCAAAGAGTTTTGCATGATATCAATATCACCACGAACTCTTTGTGTGTCTTCGTTTTTTATCTTATTATTGACACCAGATAGATAGCCTTCTGTTGCACTAGATTCAGTATTTGATCCACCAATAATTGTAGAGATCAATGGCAAGCCACCTTCGTTAGTGCATCGATTTCTATCCCTTATATTATAAACAGTATTATCTATTTGTCCTTTGACAACTCTTGGCAAACTAAACTGCCTTGATGCAGTCTCATTTATCTTTACACTAAACTTTTGTGTTAGTGAACTCATAAGGGAAGAATATATCTTATTATTTTCTTCCTGGTCTTTTGCCTTTCCTGTTAAAGAAGGAGACGAGACTCCAAGATCCTTGATTTGATAATTTGTCGTAACAATGTCTGAAAACAATTGCCCATATGTATCGAAATCATATTCTATCGCCGTAGAGTCTAGGTCTGCATACTTGGTTTGCACTACCTTTTCTCTGTTTGGGAATTTAATAATTTTTGGTGTCATGTATGCGTATGAAGGATCTTTATATGATCCCTCGGGAATAAGTCCTGCTGATCCTTTTCCGCCTGTAAAGTATTTCCTAAATTCAGAGTTAACTCTATTTTCGAACTCATCTACAGTTAAGTAATTCATAGAATCTTTCTTTTTTTCGTTATCAAAAAGATAGTCGAATCCATGACCTATGTTTTTTCCTTTATCGAACACTCCCTGAAAGGTGTGCTCTAAAAATGAGACATTTGTTTTTATTGATTGATTTGCGTTAAAATTAAAGTTTGTTTTTCTCTTGTCGCTAAAACTTTGAATACCTGATAGGTTAGGAACAATTCTTAACTCATTTCGCAAGAAAAAGATCGCAGAATTAACAATTTTTTCGAAGTCATCTATCTTTGTCAGTTCTACTTTACCTTCTGAACTATTAAAAAGCGAATCATAATAATCAGACAGCATGGTGCTATCCTCGTTGTTTAAAGAATTGATAAAAGACTCATATGTCCGAATATTTCCAATCAATGTCTTATAGGCATTGGTAGAATCTTTACCAAGATTTATTTGTATATTTCTAATATCTCTTGTTAATCTTCCAGTTGAAGAATCATACAATGAATCTTCTGAAGAGTTTCTTCTTCTTAAGAACTGTAATATAGAACGAGTGGTTGTATTCACCCTTATCATTACTTCAAGAAAGTCCATAAGAAGCTGCGGTGAGTTATCAACTACAACGCATTCTACTGAATATTGAAAACTTCCTTTTGGCTTTCCATTGTTTCTATCCTCCGTAGTGAAGAGATCTAAACCTTGAAAATATTTTATCTCATAAGGTTGCTCATTCTCTAAAGTGTTAATATTGACTTTGTCTATTTTCCCTGTTGATACCTTTGATGATACAACATCCATCTTGTGATCTGATGATCTGCCTATAGTTCCAAGATGATTGTCTGGTACATATCCTAGTTTACTTATTTGTTTTCTATATCCCTGGATCGATGAGACTACCGATTTGTTAAAGTTATCAGATTGAGGACTGTCCTGCAAAAGCATCCTAGAAAATCTATCACTCTCATAAACATAAGGAAAGATGCTGTTATCCTTTAGATAAGCTCTTATGTCAAAAGCAAATGTAAATCGGTGATTATCATTTTGGTCATTTGCAAGCCATATGTCTGAAAAGTAGTTTTTGCTACTTATTGCTCTTTTTATTTCGTATTCTTTTCCAATATTATAAGATGACAATATTGATTTGTATGATTCTGCTAGATCCACATAGTCCTGAGAAATCTTAGGATCTGGCATTATTCTAACAACACTGAAAGTTTTTTGGTCAGGAGAGTTCAACACACTTGAATCTTGTGTTCCGAGAAGTGGGTTGCTAGAGTCTGTTTCTAAGAATTCTATTTTCTTACCCAGCGGAGTCTTACTTGCCACTAAAGACATTTTTGTATTTAGTGAAAAGTTGTTTTCTGGATTTTCTCTGAAAAACTTCGGAACACGAGCATCGTAAAAATATCCATAAACCGAAAGTTGTAGGATCTCTTTATCCATTTCAGGCAACTCAAAAGAAATTGTTTTTTCATGTAAATCAATAGTATCTGATTCGGATATCAACTCAAGAACTGGAATATCGTAAACCATTGTCCCTTCGGGAACAGAAGATCCGTTTCCAAATTTTGAAAACCTATTTGTAATGGTTAAATCACGAGAGGAAATGTCTGTACAAAATGGTGAAAAAGGACTAGATGACCTAAGATAGCTCATCCCCTTGTTATCAACATTAAGAGTGGATCTCAAAAAATCATTCAATTGATGACTTGATACCGTATTATTTCTTTGTTTTATAAATTCGTTGTACCTTTGAGATACAAAATCATATGCTTTGCTAGAATCTTCACTAACAGAAATAAACATTCTCATGTTCACATCCTTTAGTCTACTTCTTATATCGGATGCCCTAAAAGAAGTAGATACTACAACTTTGTTGTTAAAAGTATTCTCACTTGATCCCTCGGACTTTTCAAGTGTAATTGAGACTATCTGTAAGTTTGAAATTGACTTTAACATCTTGCTCCTCTTTTAATCTTTATTCTTCAAGGAGATCATCTTCGCAAACTGATTTAGGGTCTCTATCAATTTGCTGCTTATAAAGCGATGAATTACTTGCAACAGTAAAATCAGATATTTGATTATCTACTGATATGTCTAGATAAAACCCTACGTATGTGTTATCTGTGATTGGAAAACCTGATATGATTTCACTATCTGTTCCGTCAATGGTAGTGGATAGCGAATCTAATTCTGTATCTACTCTAGGAAAACTTAACGGAGTAAGAGTTCCATCTGATCCTGATTTCATAACCTCTATATCAAAATTTCCATTGCTCTTGAAAACTGTATTTATCTCTTGCACATCTAGAATAAGCTTCTGAGAGGAAATTAAATCATACACTATCCCTAGATCATCTTCTGTTGGTCGAGTCTCATAATCAATTATCAAGGTTGCACTCATTTCTGGAATGGTGTTTTCAATCTTATAATCCACTCCGTCATGAAACCCAACATCACTCTCCTGCAATAAAAGAACACTCCACGCTGGAGCGTTTTCAGAATTAGGGTCGCTACTGCCAATTACTCTACTAAATTTTGCATTCCACGTTTCATTTTGAATATACTCTGCATTAGTGTTTGCCGAAGCTAATGAAAAAACAGACCCTTGAGTTGTACTAAATCGGGTTGTGGGCTTTATTTTTGGTGTTTCGTTTTTTATCCTATTAGTCACTTGGTTTTGCGACTCGGTAAGACTAGCATAGGCACCGTCATAAATGACAGAGTTATCATAGAAGGCATAAAATGCGGGAGAAAAAAGACCTTTTGAAAATTGCTCCTTGCCATAAGGAGTAAGTTCAATGCTGATTACTTCTTCTTTTTGGTTGAAAAAACGGACCATACCCTAAATATCCTCATACATTATTATTCATCTGATTTGTTTTGAGTTAATTTATTTACGGCTTCCTCGTATTCTTTGTCGAGGTCAGGTCGGAAACCAACCTTAGAGTTTACCTTAATTGATTCAATCAGCGAACAATAATCATAAGGCCAGTTGTAAGTTGGGCTATCCAAAGAGTGTTTAGAAATATAAGCATTCTTAGCAAACTCGTCTCGGTCGCCAAGAATTCTATCAACCTGATCTTCTGGAAGACCCTGAAGAGTCATAAACTCTTTCGCATTATCATACCCAAGAGCGTTTGGTCCATCAACTTCTTCAATAATCATATCAGCATAGGTTGAGTAGCCCTTTTCTTTTACCTTGAAAACTAACCATTTAATCTCTGGAAAGAAGCCTTTCTTGCAAGCTTCTTCAGCAATATCCAAGAGGTCATATCTTGGATGGCCATCTCTAGTTGTACCAAGATCAATTTGCGCTTTCAAGACCTCAGGGAACTGAGTTGGTGTTTCTTCCACGTTCTTACCAGGCATATAGTGGTCAATTGCTGAGAAGCTAAACCTCATCGTCCTAGAAAGATCGGGCATAATACCTTGCCAGATATCGGCTAGATCTTGCTTGGTTAGTTGAGCAGTGTGTTCCATGAGATAAACAACAGGTATTTGTTTTATGTCTTCCCCTGAAAGTATCTCGTCGTATTCGTCGCCGCCAAATGGGTTGATTGTGTCGGCAACCGTTGGGTAGCCCTTTGGAACGAGACCTAGGAGTTTCTGTGCGAGAACTGGTGGCAATGAGTACTTGGTGAAGTTCTTGCGGAACTCTTTGATTTTTGGTCCCAACTCTGTTGGTGAAGCCTGAAGTGTGATGAGTTTTGGCTCGTCGTCGTCGCCAATGTAGAAGGGTAGGGCAACAACTGCTTCTGATATAGAGTTCTCGTTGTCTTCCGCCAGTTCGCCGAGTCTCTTGGCTTTCTTAGGGTCAAAGCCTTTTCGGATAATCTCGTCGGGATCAAACCCGCAAAGGTCTGCCAGAGAGGACACTGTTCTACTAGAGTCGATAACGTATTTTGGTACCTTGCGAACGTAATCATATTGGCCAACTGTTCCGATAAATCCTCCATAGAATATCAGACTAGATATAAGGTCATACTCTTCATCTTCACCAGTTGGAATATCCTTAATGTACATATAGACACCCTCGCCTTCGTCGGGTGTAGAGCCGTATTGGTGCCACATACCTTGAGCAGAGCTTGTAAATTCTGAAGGTGCTACAGAAGATGAGAAATTATAATCCACTGCTGTGGTTGCTGGAATGGCTGGTGTGGCATCTGCTCCGCCAGCAAATGAAGTAACTGTCATCTTACTTCCGTCTATTGGTGCAGAAGGGGCAACATTGGTTGGCGTATTACCGTTTATGGCGCTTCCTCCAGCTAAATCTGTTAGTTCAACAACAGCGTCTAGGTTAAGAGCTTGGATATCTATTTCACCGTTTGTTCGTGCTAAATTAATTGCTTCAGCTATCTGTTGTGCTGCTTCATTGTTTTTAGTAACTGCGCTACCGTCATATCCTATTTTATAGTTTGTTGCATCTACTCGGGACGCAGTTGCTGAAGTAGTGTCAAATATAAAATTAACAGTTACTGTGCTAGTTTGTATTGCAAATGTGTCAAGATTCGCAAGATTGAGATAGTTTACGACTGTTATGGAGGCACTGGCAAAAGTCGCTGCTGCTGCCGGCACGGCTGGAGTTCTTGTGATGTTTGGAAAATCTAGAATTGGACTCTCCCACTTAGGCATGATTGTCCACTTGTTAGGATCTGCTGATTTATATAAAGACCCTGCTGAAGTTGGGAACTCATTGCCTATGTTAATAGAGGCATCAATGTCCATTCTGTTGAGCCAAGCACGATTCCACTTATAAGCAGGTGTTGTGTTTGTTGCTATAGTGTTTCCGTAAGCATCGACATAAGAGCCTGATGTAGCGTCGTAGTAACTTCCACTTTCATTTAGGAAATCTACGAAGACTTCGCCACGATCATTGTTTAGAATTTCTTCTAGTGTATATTCTTTCTTGTCCCCTAAAGGCATAAAGGTAATACGAGCCAGTGAAGGTCCGTAGTAATATGGTGGTGTAAATGGAGCAAATTCACCACGATGCTTAGGCCAGCTAGGATGCGATGGTGTCCAAGATGAAGAAGCTTCAGCAATTTCCCAAGGCTGGTAAATATAGCTTGTATTTGTTGCTGGACCAAATGCTGCTGGGTTGCTGTACATGTTAAACTGATCAGTCTTCATTAGACCGATTTCCATCATATATGCTTTCTTGGAATCAACCTCTACAGTTCGAGCAGCGGCGGTAACCTCCTGAGAGCCTTTTGATGGACTACCAAACTGAGACACAAACTTTGTGAGCTTTCCTGGTGAGCCAAACTTGTTCTGTTTTGTTTTTAAGAAAAACTTTGGAACATTAGCAAGGAAGTTAGATACTGCCTTTTTGTAAAGATTATTTGAATCTACTTGCCCTTCAGTAAAGGATGCGGTGACATCCAAGTGCAGAAAGGTATTTATATCTGACATCACAGTGGCTAAAGAACCTGTTGTTGTTGATGTCTCAGCAGTTAGGTAATCTTCGGGTGCTAAAATAGACTCAAAAGGCAACCTGTCCGCCCAAAATAGTGCGTTTGTATTAGGATCAGACCAATTAAAATCTTCTCTGTTCCTTCTCTGATTACCTGGAATTACCCCTGAGGTATCAACTGCACCCGTCAATGACCCATATAGCCCGCCAAACAAAGGATAGCCGATTTTATATCCTGGGTAGGCTGGGTCTTGTGTTGTTGCGGACTGTTCGTCATATTGCCCAACATTTCTATTTACCCTACGAATTGGGTAATCAACTGCCACACCAGACTTGATAGAGTTGTACATGATGCCTGGTGCAAAATATGGGCGCAACAATGTTCTCCATTGACTATGGTTTCCTACTTCAGACCCTGCGTATTGAGAAGCAGCAGAATAAGATTGTGAGAAAAGTGTTGATATCTCAAGAGTTCTATTCATGGGATAGAAGCCGTCATAAGGCAATAGCTTCATAATTGCATCTGAACTTATTTCAAACTGTCGAGGATAGTCATTAAAAATGAAGTTGACATCACCCTTGTCATATGTCATGAAGTTAGATAAAAACTCCATATTGTCTGTAGTAGCGTATCTCGTATAAAAGTTTTGATTTGTTCCATCAAAAATATCTTGATTTGCACCAGTAATTTCCAATGAAGAAGAAATTGCCGTAAACAGTGTTCGATTAGTTTTAAACTCAGAGACATGTTCACTTACACGATACTCTGGTACAATTGTATTTGCCTTGCCCGCTAGTCTCAGTTCTTTTGCCCATTCATAGTAGCTATTATAGAACGGATAAACTTGAGTGGCAAGAGCGCCTTTGTTTTCCCCGTCAACAAATCGTCTCTCGGAAGCTGCTGTCCAAGCAGGACGAGAAAAAGCGCCGCCAGGTATTCGTGGCTCAACAGATGCCGAAAGATAGTCAGCAGCGGCTGGGACACCTAAGTTTCCTGTTACAAAAGCTGTATTATAAACATATTGTGAAGATACAATATTTGAAGTATTGTATGTACTAAAACTAGCTGTAGCATATGCAGAAGTACTGTCTGTTATATAATCTACAACTGTCCCATAATGAGTGCTCATCAATTCGCCACAGGCTGTTGTTGATTGATCTGCTAGAATGACAGAAGCAGTAAACAAGCCAGCCTCAAAGGTAGGTCCTGCATAAGTGTCTGACAAGTCAGACCACAAATAGGAATCCATAGGCCATATAGAAGCTGAGCCTGGTCCTGTACTAGCTGGAGTAAATGGGTTGTTTGGGTTATACGGAGTCTGATCACCTAATTGAATCACAAATCCCTGAGATGTTGTGAAAGGTGCCAGAAGTCTTGGATACTGTCTATTATCGGTGTTCCGAATAGTTGGGGAGTAAAACAGCACGTCAAAATTTGAATAAAACGTATTCACGGTTCCAATATTTGCATCATCTCTCCAGTAAGAATTTGCAAAAGATAATCTCGCACGACTTCCAGACAAGTATGTATTAATCTCTCTTGGGAAGACTGTCTCGCCATAAGCAAACAGTTTTATCATGTTTACATTATTTACAGATCGGTTTGCAGCGCTATTTAGCTCTTGGCGTAATATTTCATAGGGACGCTTTACTTTACCATATCCAAACTTAATATCGCCTTTAAATTGTCGGTTAAGTTCACGATTAGCAAAACCCATCAAAGAGTTTCCATAACTGTACTCAATATCTAAAACAGTTTTTTGTTTTGTTGTTTCTGATGGAGACCCTATAAGTGTCTCAATCTGATGGACCAGTGGTTTATACCGAGAACTTATTGGTGTATCTTTTATTTGTTGTGAATAGTAATTTACTATTGTATTCCCTGCTTGATCTGTATAGGTCCTGTTCTGAGTATTACTGGACATTCTAGAGGTTTTTTGAGTTACCTCTTCTTCCTCAAAAGGCAATTCATATAGATTGTTTCTTCTTAGATATTGTGCCGCACTTCCATACCCAGCCTGTAGTTGAGACCAGGGAGAACTAAAAGGATTATTAGACCAGAGGAAATGGCTGTTTCCATCAATCCAAGTAAAGCTTGCTGAGCCACCCACTGACCCTATAGATGTTCTTGAGTAAGATATATCATCTGGATATCGTGAGCCAGATAAAACGTAATCACTGTATGTCTGTGTGTCTGACCCAGAAAGGGAGAAGAACCATTGTGTACTGTCCCCATATGGGATTGGGTGTGTTACAAAATAATCATCAAACATAGTCCCCGTGATGAAAGATTCACCCAGAGGTTTTAAAACTTGCCTTTGATTTCTTTGTGTTTGATGTACGGATGCTACCGTAGTGCTCCCACTTTCATATCCCCCAAAAGCAGCATGAGTTGAAAGTTTATCAAGATATGGTTGCCTGACTGATAGATTCCTAAATGGGAGGGCGCTATTTGGAGACAATTGATCAGACAAGACATCCCTAAATAATTGTTTAGAATCTAGCTTATCTCCTGGTGATGCAAACCGATTAACAATAATGGTTTTATTGACTTTAGTGTCAGCGTCTTGTCTAGGAGCAGGATAATCAGAAGATCCTGTTAGCCCAAGAGACCTCCTGTCTGGGGGAGTGAGGAACGCCGTTGGGGCATTGTACTGGTAGTTGTCTGTATTATAAGCATAATCAATATTATTAGCAAGTCGATCATTGGTTTGAACCACTTGGTAATTCTTAAGGTAGTTCCCCACAACACGAACGCTATTAGATGTAAATAGTGTTTTTATGTTCCTGATGTTAACAGGCGCTTTTGCTCCTTGTCCTCGCAAGTATTGACCTCTTGGGTTATCCCCAGAGATTGAATTAATTGTAGCAGATGGTGCAGTACCGCCTGCAAAGGCGGCAGTAGAACCATAAATACTGGCTATAAGAGTGCCCGCAAAAGAAGTCCCATTAACTGACGGTCCTGGAACCCCTGCTGATACAAAAATGACAGCACCAGAAGAATAAGATTCAACAACAATACGAAGTCCTTGTGCTGATACCGCAGCGTTTAGACTATTCTTAAGGGCGGTTGCTATATCGCTAACGTTTGTAGCATCAGCAATACCTGCCACACTTTCAGTGCTTTCATCTATATCTGCACCACTATCGAACTCAGTTTCGAAATTAACTCCACCTAGAGTTAGAGTCACGTTTTTTCCATTGTAGTTTGTTAAAGCAAAGCCACCACCAATACCGATTGTTATTGAAGCTATTGCAAAACCACCATCTAGTGCTATAGAAAATTGCTCTTTTCTTTCACTTGTTCTTAGTGGGGCGTTGTGTCTTGCCTGAATACCGCCGACAAATCTCTCAGTAAAAGGTCCCTGCATAGGAACTTCACCACCATAAGGCTGAATTTTATCGTCATGCAAGTTTGCAAAATCTAAGCCTGAAAAACCATATGCCGATAATAATTTCTGATACCCTGAGTTTAGACTGGAGCTAAAGGCACTAAAAGGCAATACCTGCTCACCGACAAAGGTTTTTCCATCAAATGTTGCCTTGACCGATGCACGCTTTTTTATTCCTGGATATATTTCATCGCTTATATCTAAGTAATCTTCGAACTCACTGAATGTTATATTATCTGTGAACCTTCTCTTGTTTAGAGGTTGATTACTACCACCAGCAATAGTAGTATCAAAGTCAGCTTGAAAATTAACTATTCGATTTTTGCTTTCGTTTTTTAATACTTCCCTTTGAACAGCTTGGCGAGAATACAGCAAATCACCAGAAGATGAAAGTGGTCCACTATATCGTGGTGCTCTTTCTCTCCACCACTTGGCGTTCTTTGTTTCGTCATCAGATTCTGGGGCGTGGTTAAACTGCCAGCTATTTGAGCTTTGCAAATTTAATTGCTGAACGCTTCTCTGACTTGCTCCACCAATTATTCTTTTGTTTAAACTTGGTGGTGCTGTGTCTATTACTGTTTTGTTTCTTTTAACCATTTAATAACTAGTCTCTTTACGTTAATAATTATCTCTAAGGTTCAGGATCTACAGGGAAAGGCAAAGCGCCGCCTGGTGATATACCTTCGCTAAGAACTTCCTGCCCAGGAAGCAGCCTAGGATCAACAGTTGGTGGCTGAAGAGGCGGGAAAGAATCGGGGAAAATTGGGTCCCCAGGAACTCCCAAATCTTCAGGGGCACCGTTAATAGACCCTTCTATTATATTACCTCGCCTGCTTGGCTTAGGTTCTGTCAATAGTGGTGCCCTATATTGTATCTTACTTCTTTCCAAAGAATGACTCTCTATGACATTTCTAACATTAGGAGCATACCGTGCTGAAGCAGGCATCAACTGATCGAGCATCTGGTTCATTGCTGTATCAAGCCACTTGTAGTAGTCAAGATATTTCTGTAAATCCACAATATCATTTTGGACCTTACGGAAGAAAATCTCCCGCATTTTTTCCATGTGTTTGTAGTTCATTCGGTATTTATTGACTGGCTCACCGATAAGGTTGTTGAAGTCTTTGATAGAAGCAAACAATTCTAACATACGATTAGAGATGCTTCTATACATGCTTTTTTCTATTGCAAAGAAACTACTAGAAGGCTTCTTATATGTTCCAAATGTCTCATCATCAACTGAGAGTACTTTGATATTTTCATTCGAGGCAATGTACTCTGGTGGTAGTAAAGTATCTTTGTAAACATATTGTTTTCTAGCTGGCTTAGATAGGGCACTAAAATAATCACCTCTACCTGTATGTTGTCTTAAATTTATCCCGCTCAGCATATCACCTTGATAGGATGCTTCATAAGATCCATCGTTCATTCCATACGAATCATCAGGGACTATAAACCTGCCAGAAGAGTCAGACCCTGTTATTGTTGAAAAATCCCAGTTTAGGGCAAGAGTTTGTATTTTTGGTATATTAACATCTGTGCTTGCTGTCTGGAAAAGATATGCGTTTCTGGAAGGATGAAGTCTGCCAAAAGTATCTACCTCTTTAGTATGAAGATCGATCACCTCAGGAGAGATATAATCTGTCCAATATCTTGTGCTTGCAATATTAACGTCAGTTTCAGATAGAACTGATCCTGTATAATTTGTTCTGTGAGCACCTATATAAACTCTCTTTGCTGAATTTACCGTTGAAGATCCTGACAAATACCCTATACTACTTGATACATGGAAATAATTTTGTCTTTCTCCTGTTTCGAAATTAACTCCATACAAAGATAAGTCATAGCCTGTATTGATAACTTCTGTATTTAAAACTCCGTCAGAAAACGGATACCTATTAGGCTTAACAGTTAGCGAAAGATTCCACTTAGAATTATCATAAACATTCCGAAAAACACTTGATGTAAGAAGAGTGTCTCCAGCCCTGTTTTTAACTGCAAAATATGCGTCTTTAACTCTTGATTGTGGAGAGACTATTTCTGCATATTCTCCTGGTTCCCTTATTGCATATACTTGTAGCCCCCAATCATCCGCTGCTGACTCCCAAGTTAAATCTACAGAAGTGGGACTAGTCTCCAAAGGAGTATGGAACCCAAACAAAGAAGAAGTAACCACCTGGGGAGTTATATATGTTAGAACATCTTGCTTATCCTTGTTTGGAAAAACAACTTCAGACTGCAATGTAAAAGCATATTCGTCCAAAAGAGTTGAACTGGATATTAATCCAACAGAATTTGCATTTAGCGAATCATAATATTGATACACTGTAGCCTCTGAGTCTGACTGATTTCTTAAGGTTGTAAAATCAATATATTTCTTTGTACTGACAGACGGATAATAACTACTAGTCAACTCAAAATCTAGATCATCTGAATAAGTGTTAAAGGCTAATATGTTATCTCCGACCCCTAGACATCTTATGAAGTTTCTTATTGACTTTTCATGCCCCTTGGATTTAAGGATAAAATTTAAGTTATTGTATATGTTTTTATAAATTGAATTCTTAATATCAACAAGTTGTTGATCAAAGTTTATCTCTTCATCCCTTTGGAAAAATTGAGATAAAACATCTGCATTCTCAAAAAGCTCAGGAGTCTGTAATCCAAAATTCTCAACCAACCTGTCGTTATAAGGAAACTCATCAATAGAATCAGTTAAACTACCACTAACATATTGATTGTATTTTAGTTTCTTTAAGGATGTTAATTGATTATACAAAGTGTCAAAATAGCCAGCTATTATTTGAGTCAGATTAATAATCTCGTTTTCACTATTTTCTTCTGCTTCGATAATCCAATTTGGCAAATGGTTTAATAACCTAGCATTATTAGTGTAATCATAATTTGACCCGCTAAGTTCATATCTATTTTTAGATGCAATGTAAAGAGGATTGTTTTTTCTGATGATTGGATCGCCACGCTCAGAAACTGATTCCAATGACAATTGATCAATTGCTGACCCAGTGCTTCTAGAATACCCGATTGTAGAAGAATATCCAACGTATTCCCCATTAGAGATTCTACCAGAATAATCTAATATCACCTTGTCTGTATTTTGATCTCCCGTTATACCTTCGTTGAATTTAAAGTATGCTCCCAGGGAAACATTTGCATCATACTTATCGCTTCCACCCTCTACGTTAGTGAACCAATGTCTTCCTATATCTTGGCTTGATCTTTCTGCTTTCCAGAACCTAAACTCATCAATTGAAGCAGACAATTTTCCTGTCCCCTCAGGTAGGGCAAGTCCCCCGTATCCTTCTGGGCTCTCCCGGAGGGCTCCTATGTTTGCTATCATTGTCCCCGTAACTTGACCGATTGGAACTGTACCATCATATCCAGCGACCACTGAAGCTGTTATGCCTGTTTCAATACATTCGCCGTTTACATAGAAATCTATAGTAGGCGGTGTTGAGTCTGTTTTAAAGACAAAAGAAAAGTTTCTCCAAGTTGCATCTGAAATTGTTATCTGACCAGCAGTAGATGGCACTGGAGACTCAACAAACCCATTTGTCCCAGAAAGCATAGTTACGAAAAATTGAGTTTCAGACCCTTCGTGAAGAGATATTCTAAACCTTCCATAATCAGAACTAGCAGAATTGTTTACTGACACTCCATTCGTAAGATCCATAATTGGCATTCTTCTAGAATCCGTAACTGGATTTATTAAAGAATCTTTTTTGAGGAAGAACTCTACAGTCGATCCACTTGGTCCGCCAAACTCTAAATTAGATGTTCTTTGTTTTGCCTAATCAAATTTTGTATTTTTATGAGGCCCGCCTTTTACTTGAATATAATTTGCAGTTGTTATCTCATCATATTGAGATGCGTTAGTAGAAGACAGCTTGTATGGGTATCCTATAAATACATGACCCGTTGATCTAGGATAAACTGCCTCAAGCATATACTTTTCTAGTGGATTTATATCATTATAAAAATTAGTTTTCTCTAACCCTGAACCGTCATATGGGTAGTAGCTTGAGATATAATCAAATGTATTCTTATAGTATTCGTAAGCTGAGCCAAATTTAACAAAGTTCTCTGGCTTTGAGTAATCAATGGGTGGAAGAAAATATTTACTACGCTTATTAAGAGACTCTAAATGAGCCTCAGATTCCACACCAGAACCAACAGTATCTGGTGAGGTCTGCTTTAGGTACTTACTTACCGTTGTGCCTTCTTTGTTGTTTTGATATAAACTCTTTAGGCTGCTCATACATCATCTTCTTCTATTTTAAATTTGAACACTTCGGATTGTTCTCTGTATTCACCTTGTAAATAGTAGGCAAACTTAATTCCATACATATAGCCAGGTTCTAAACATGAAGTATCTAATTCAAAATAGTTCCCGCTCACATCATATGATAAGCGAGTGAAGTTGTTGCTTGAGCTTCCAGTTCCATAAGGGACTATTTCTAGATTGTCGATTGATCGGAAAATACGATAGTAAGCATCTTCAATGATTGTTGTTTCAACAGTAGCATTTGCGACTGTATAAATGTTTGGACTCCAGTCCTTATCCCTGACAAATACACGAAGTTTTGGCTTTTGACCTTTCTTGTATTTGTCATCTAGATTTGTTATAGTTGTTATGTAAGATCTATCGTACAACAAATCTGAGGTCGCAAAAGAAATTGGCTCATATGAACCAGTATAATATTCTACTCTTGGTGCTGAACCTGTCCACCAAACATCAAACACGGTATCAATAGAACTTGTTGATGCAAAAGAGGCAGTGTACACACCAGTCACAATGTTGCCGTTTTCCTCAAGGAGTCCAGCAGTTACTTCATTTACAGAAGATCCATTTTCATCTGTGATCATAAGTGGGTCGCCGAGGGGTCCAGTGCTTCCTGAATATATTTCAACCTTGAGCCTGTTTCCGTCGAGGTTTGGTATGTTTTGCAACTGACCTCGAACGACATTATACAAATATAATGTATTGAGATTGTCAGACCCTGGTGCGATGCTACTGCTTATATAAAAATTTCCTCTGTTATCTTTTCTCGAAGAATCCCACCTAGCTTCGATTGTTGGCTGGTAGTGAAAAAATTCACTGGTTCTACCAAAAAATTTCTTTGTATATAAACTATCCGATCCAGACACATCACTGTCTGGAAACCTCAACATAAACCCATAATTGTCGGTGGTACCTAGCCACTTATAGACCTGCTCAGATACGTCTACTGAAACGTTCTCTAGCCCTGTTTCAAAGTTTAAACTAGCAGAAGTATTATCCCCATAAAGATATACACCACCAGTCACAGCCCACTGTGTTCCACTTGACCTATCTACCCAATTAGAAACTCCAATATCTGAATAGTTGTCCATGTCTAGACCACGACCCTCTGTCCAGCTTTGAGATAGCATCTTAAGGTCTAGTGTAAAATCCTCAGGCGTAGTTGAGCCATGAGGAGCGTTATAAAGATTGAGATGAAATTTTATACTTCCTGTATTTGCTGGAAGTATTCCATTACTAATATCTGTTTGAATAGAATCGACAGGAAACTCTATTATAATTCTGCTTTGCTCCGCATTTGTAGCATCAATTGAAGCCGAAGTTTGTCCGTGGATAACAAAAGCCTCTAACACATCGGCAGCGCCCATATTTGAACCCGTACCTCTAGTAGTTAAATCTGCCTTAAAGGCGTTTGTAATTGTGTTATCTTTTGTTGCGTAATATTTTTTTATGCCCATTTTATGCTATTACTCCGACAATATCTGTGTTTGGCAACAAAATCTCTGCTACAGAATCTTCTGGTATTCTCAAGAATCTACCATCGGGGGAAAGATTACTATCTACATCATAAACAATATTACTATAAGCACCACCAGAGATACTATACAACTCTACATTTGTTGTATCTGTGACGCCTGGGACATTGTTTAGGACCTTGTAAATATCAGATATATAAACTGATTCGCCCAAATTGAAATTGACTGTTAAAAAGTCCTCTTGAAGAGCTTGCGTACATTCATTAATCAAATCAAAACGATTAACATCAATATCAGGCAATATTTCATATCTTATACCTAAGTTGATAATTTTACCATCTAGTATATCAATGGTATCGTTAACCATTCTGTAATTATCTAGCCAAACTTTAAGGTTTTGTTTTAAAGTATCATTAGCTAAAGTTAGATTCCCTGTCGAGTTCTCAGACAAAACATACATGTTGAGGTTTCTCTTAAGAGAGTTTTTATCTCTTGCAATGTTTACTCTTTTTACTTTGCCAAATTTTGAAGGCATTCTGTAGGCTAGATTAATATAATCAGTCTTAGTAACTGCACGACTTTGTGCTGCATAACTACCAAAAGCTCTAATTTTTATTTCTTCTGGTGTAAGTTGTTCTGTGTCGCCTAGAATCTGTTGCTCATTCTCAACTTCTATAGATTCTATCATTACACCGATTACTGCCTCAGAAAGACTGCCTCTATTTCTAAACAATAAATCAGGACTAATAATTGTGTTGACTGCACCGACCGAGGCGTTTGATACGTTGCTAGTATTAGCAGTGTAAGTTACTGTCAGAGTTGTATTGACTGGGACAACACCAAACTTATCTGTTTGAATTAGGTTTGTTGGATCAAACGTAGTTTGTGTGACATATGGCTTACTGTCAACATTTAACACAACGTCAGCAGGGTCTGCTATAGTATCGCCAGTCAAATTATTTTCAGAACCATACCCAAACTGAACCCTGGTGACGCCATCTGGAGAGAACTCTGTTGTGAACCTTCTGGGCACAGGTTTAACCCTAAGAGTATAAGGAACACTGTCTCTAGAAGTAGGACTTACATTTTTAACCTGAGAGAAGACCACATCTTGTGATAGGTTTTCTACTTCGTAATATTCATTACCTTGTGAGTCAACAATTGATAATATTTCTGTTATATTTGGTCTTCCTAAAGATAGCCTTAAGAATCTTTGATAATCACCAATAGTTATTGTTTCTTGGAATTGTTGACCTGAAACAACTTGACCCTTAGCCTTGACAGCAAAATAAGTTGGATTACCTGTTGTAGAGTCGGTTCTAGCAACTGTTATCTCGTTGCTTGGATCAGAAAAGTCTATATCTGCTATTAGCGTGTATGTTGCCCCATTCTCTCCGTTAAAAACGCTTCCCTTTTGTAAGATCGGCAAATAGTCTACATTTGGTGCTCGACTCGTTGCAGATACGGGAACTAGCATGTAAACAGAGATCTCCCCTGTAGACTTTCCAACTCCTTGATTCTTATAACCAAGTGTTTCAGAAAGTCTTATCACACTATCATATCTTATAGCGCTATCTAAGAAACTCTCATTTGCTTGAAAATCTGCATAAAATGACAACTGATCGCCAACATAAGCAACCAAATCTAACATCAGAGCACCAAAAGAAGCTTCGCTAAAATCTTTGAATGTCGTTGGATAGTACCTTTTGGCATAGTTCTCTAAGTCATTCTTGATTGACTCAAAATCTCTGCTTGTATAATTTATCGGTCTTTTTGCCATTTTGTTTTTTCCCGATATTAATTAGTCGTCGTTGATGTTATTATCAACTCGTCTCTCTGATTGAAGGGCGATATATTATATTTTATTGAGACCCGAACTTCATTAAATTGTAATGTAGGATCTGTATCACTAGTGTTGAAGTCAATCTCTTCTATATTGACTGCTGGTATATAAAAATTAACCTGTTCTGTTATCTTGCTAGCTAAGCTACTAAATGTCGAAGAAGTAATATTTTCAAATAAGAAGCCATAAAGACCAACCCCAAAATTAGGAACCATTATTCTTTCCCCTGGAGATGTCAACAATAGCATTTTTAGGTTTTGTTTTATTGCTTCGCCAATGTTTTTATTAAGCTGGTAAGGCCCATCAGTGCCATCATACACTAGAGGAATTTTTGGTGATATGCCTTGTAGTTTAGTCATTTGTGTTAATTAGGCTTTCTAGTTGATTTTTTTCTTCCAAAACTCTTACGATAACTTCTGGAGCAGTTTCATACAAGGATGCGAGGTAGGTAAAGAAAATTTGCGCTTGCTCATAAGCTCTGATAGGATCTGGCTCAATTTGTCCTGGATTCTCTTGTCGATATTCTTGGCGAGCATTTTCAAATGTTAAAGCAAAATATACAGCAACTTGCCTGAAGTATTCAGAAAGAGCAGTAAAATAACTTGTTGGTGTTAAAATACTAACATCTAAATCTTTATAATCATTTTCTAAAATATTGATCCAAGACCTTTCAGCATTTCTTTCCTCTTCAGATAACTGCAAATCTTCAACTCTTTCTTCGGAGACTTCTAGAGTCCTGTTGTAATTAAAGCTTTGCAATTGCTGCTCAGTAAGGTTATTTATTTGAGTTTCAAGTTGTTGTAATTCATTAGATAATCTCTGCTGCTCTCTCTCGCCTCCTGGAACACCGTTTAAAATTTGTATCTGATTTTGTAAAAGCGTCGCTTGAGCCCTTAATTGTATAAGTCGAGCCTGTTGTAAAGGCTCCAACAACGGAACATCTGGTCCGCTCCAATTGCTAAACCAGTCATCTATGATTGATATTGTAGTAGTCCTTAACAAAGGTCTCCATTGGCGTGTTCGATACTGCACCCTATTATTCACAAATACTATGCCGTTCTCATCATTAGAAAAATATGATTCATAGAGACTTGATACAGTTGCTGCATTGTCTTGTTGATACAGGTTTGCTAATAAATTTAATCCGTAAGAATTATTTTCAGCCCCACCAAAATTATTAATGAGGTTATTAAGCTCTTCTATTCTTTGCTCAACTTGAGTACTGCTATAATAAGTTATGTTTCTTTCTTGTTGCCAACTTTCAACAGATGTTGGGAACCCTGAAAATGTTTCTGTGAATTTAGTTATTGGCTGGTCTTTTATTGCCGTCAACAAAGAGTCGTCAGCCCCAGCAATGTTTAATAGTGATCTGTAGTTTGTTGGCTCATATCTGCTACTGTATTTAATGCCCATGTCGTAATAAATTAAATATGAAGCTATCTGAAAGGCGACAGGAAAGTAGTAAGGTCCAACCAACATCCCTAGCTCCGTTACTTCCCCTGCTTCAATGTCGATAAATTGAGAAAATTTATTCTCTACATCTTGGCGACTTTGCTCTGTAATTCCAAAGTCTCCACGTAATTGAGTTCCTATCACAGTTGTATAAAATTTATACAAAGTATTTCTATACCTCTGGTATGATACAGAGGTTGGGTCAAAGATAGATTTTCTCAACTCAGAATATTCCGAACTATCTTGAATGTTCTCCAACATGCCCAGGTAAACAGCTTCAACTATGTTCTTTAAATTTTGTTTTGGGCTAAAAAAGTTTGATATTACTGGATTGTTTTTGTATCTTAAATCGTTCTCTAAATTTGGATACACCAACTCTATAGATTCTATTAGACTGAAGAATGATCCTAATATTTCTTTCTTCCTAAGATCTGCTTCGACTCTTCGGTACAAATAATCAGATATAAGTTTTACGGTCCCAACGCTTCCCCAGTTTGGATATGAAGAAGCTAGCGGCATAACATTCAAGAAAAAAGAGGCGAGCCTAACTTGAATTACCTGAATGGCGGCGTCAGCCTTTGCGATATCTTCTGCCGTAATACAAACATCATCAAACTTTGTAAACAAAGTTTTATTTAATGCTCCAACATATCTTGGGAATCTCCTTTTACCCTGGTCAGTTATAATCGCTGCATTAATCAAAGAATCGTTTCTAGCTCTATAGTTCTGAATAGCTATAACGTCTGAATCCCTGGAGCCACTGCGTCGCCTACGATCAAAGCGATCATATTCTGCGGAAACCACTCCAATAGAAAAATTCTTGTATATATTTCTTATTTGCTCTGATCTATTTGATGGTATTTGAACTCCATCTACAACTAAATCAGCATTATCATTATAAAGAATATTATATTCATCTGTCTCTAGTCCAGAAAAGATTCTATAATCTGTTTGTCTAAAATCTCCTCTATCTCTTGGGTAATAAAGTGAGGAAGACCTCTCCGTAGAGATAGCATCTTGAGGATTGTATTCCGCTACGATTTCTTCATTAGAGTTTGGTCCAAAAAAAGAAACTGTAATATTATTAGATGGGAAACCCGGAGCGCCACATGCTAAAAAAGTAGCCCCTGTCCACCCAATATAAGGGGAACCAAGTTCTTCAGCAGTCATAAACCGATAAACTCTGGTAGCAACAGAAGACAAATACAACTGCTCATCAGCATCCCTAACTGCTGATCCGTACTTAATCCTATTTAATTGATCAACAGTTGTTCTACTTGGACTACTACTAAGTCTTTTCTTAAGACTTTCTGGTGCATTATTTAAGCTATAATATGCGCTGTCCCAGGATTCATAGGAAGCCTGTTGGTATGGTCTGTATTGAGGTAAGGGGACTCTAGGTGGCTCTATTATTCTTCCGCCCTCTTCATTTCTTGGGTCTCTATTATCCTGCCATATAAACTCTGTGATATCTGGATCTGTGAAACGATTTCCTCTTGACCCAAAAGATCCTCTAAATTCTACGCCGTCGCCGGCTTGACGATAACCAAAACTTGACCTTTGGTCATTCCACCCTGCTGGTGTCAAGAAGCCATCAAACTGCCCATTGTTATAAAATTGATTGATTGGAAGCTCTCTTAAAGGGAAGAAAATCTGGAAGAATAGACTCGTACCAAGATCTGAACAATAAAGATTGTAATCTGTCTGTCTACGCACTGTTTTCTGCTGATCTTTGCCGAGTATGTCTGTAAAGAGTTCAGAAACTGATGAAGCTATACCATTGCTAATTTCTGCTAAGTTTTGCAAGAAATCATCGTACAACGACATGTCTGGGATACTTTGAAACAACCTCTGTAGTTCGACGTCTATATTCGAAAAATCACTAAGTGCATTACAAAGAGTGTTTATTTTGTTTATTTTACTTTCAACTATTTGAGAATATTGTTGTTCAAGTTGAACTGGGTCTAATAATAAGTCCTCTTGTGGTATAGAGCCCTGACCTGTATCGCAATAGGCATCCAGCGGGGATGAGTTGAAAGAATTTATATCACCCTCTTCTACGTCGAAATCAGAGGTGTTGTCTCCGAGAATAATAAAGAAGTTTTTTATTTTCTCGTTTGTAAAATTCAAAGTGTTGTATCGCAATGGATTTATGTCATAATCTTGTATTATATTAGCACTGGTGACTGTTTCTAATATGTGTTGTATTAAGTCATACTGCGCATCTCCATCTAAGAGCCTCTGTAATTCAACAGGGGTACACATTTTAGAAACATCATCAACAAAAGGAACTAGTTGTTCAGAAGTGGCGGCTGATCTTATCTGGCGAGTCTCGCCATCAATTATTTCATTTTCTACATTTACTAAAGAAACTCTCTCTGCTGCTTCTTCATAACTAATATTAAAGATAGCTTCAGGCAATTTAGAAGTTCCAAACTGGCTCACTATTCCAGGTGTTCTAAGTCGTTCTGTTAAATCTCTGCCAGAATTTGGACCGCAACCAAGCAAGGCGTTGATTAGATCTTTTACAATTCCAGCGACCAAAGACTTGATGAAATTCAACACAATTGTTTCAACAGCTTTTCTGTATATCTCCGAAGATCTTACTTTTAGTGAAATTGGCTTATCGATACTGAAAGATATAGATGGGACTTGTCCGAGTGTTTTTCTTACCAGGGTTGATGTCTCTGGTGGGGCACCGCTTGGATTGAGAAAATTATCCTCTATGTAATCTCCTAAAAGGTCCAAGCTGCAAAATATCTCTGAGTTGACATACCTCTCCACAGCTTTTATGGCATCGGGGGCCAGCCTCCCTCGTTCAGCCGAGTCTAAGGCTCTTCTAGCGTACTCATTCTCTATTAATTCTTGTCTGAGAATTATTATTGCTTCCCTCATTATAGATCGCCATCTTGTCTTGCTTGTAGCAGCAGCATAAATCTTTAATGCATACTTTGCTGTCTTAGCTTGTCCCGTATCGCAGTTTATTGCCTGTAGGGTCGAAGAGATTCTATATTGGTTACTTCTCGTTTGAAAGAGTTTCTCAAACTGTTCTGGACTATTATTTTTTGACTTTTCCGACAATCGAGTGAATATGTTTTTTCTCTTTTGTTCTATCCTATTATTTCTAGAGATTGAATTTTGTCTCTTGACCTTTAGCGCATCTAAGTCTTGAACAGGGAAAATATATTTATCTAAAAAGTCTAGTGGATCTATTTGTAGGGTCTCGACCCTTGTTCTTGCATCATTATAAATCTCGTAAGAATATCTAAGTATCGAAAATGTGGTGGGAGTAAAGAGACTAAAGGCATTTACTACACGAGTTGACTCCTGCCTAGTATCTATATAATTGTTCATGCCACAACCTTGATAATAAAACTGACCGTTTATGACAATATGGTCTATCAAAAATTCGTCTGTAAAAAAGAATTCTACCAGATCTTCGTCATCTAGGGACAGTTTGTTATAGCTGTAAAACAATTCCAATAACTCAAAAAAGCTCTCAATCCTCGTTGCTTCTCTTTCTAAATCGATACCATCAATGTACTCTGGAGTTAGTCCCTCTTCTTGTAATCTTGATCCCACAAATCTTAAGGAGTTTCTAACAGGCAATAGATAGCGAACCATATCTAGTACTCTAAAGCTAATGCTCGTAAAGCTTTTATTCTGATCGCTAATAAGTCTTTGTGATTTAGAAAGACTGGATAACTCATACTCTTCAAAAGACGGTCTTAAGTCAGCAGATGTTAAGTCTATAGGGGCAGCCTCTAAATCTGATATAATTGAAGAATCTATTTTGACAGCGTATACCCACCTAGACCCTGGTCTTAGGTCTTTGAATGTCATTAATGGGAAACAGTCTTCCGCCTTAAGTCTCCTGTCAACATTTGTATAGGACTGCGGAGGGACAAATATTTCTGATAGAATATTAAAATTCTCTTCTGAGTTTCTGCTTGTTAGTTTTAGTATTTCTCGAAGGGCATTGTGAACAGAATTTATATACCTATCTTTTCTTTCCTGCGTATAGAGGGACCATACTGCTATTGCCTCCTGAAGAGGTTCTTCTGTGTTCTGTTTTTTAGCAAGGCTTCTTAGCTCGTTATACGAATATGAACCATTGTCAGTAGCATTTGTTCTCTTGACATAATAATAGTTTCTATCAGCAGGATTGTAATATACTCTGTCGTTATTTTCGCTTGGAAGTCCGTTATTTGTCCAGTCATATAAGTCTATGTTAGAATCTGAGCTTACATAAACAGCAATCTCTGGATTTTTTTCTAGAATATCTAACTGACTATCAATATCATTATTATAACTTACGTTTGGCAGGTTAAGAGCGAACCTTAACTTTTCTCGATATTGTTTAGAGTGCTCTGGGGGTATAGCTATGAGGTTTGCCGCTATGTCATCAACATACTCCTCTTCATAAGTTAGTTCTGTTGTTCTAGAGGAATAATTTGACAGTAGACTATCTTGTTCTAAAGAAGAAGCAAGCGTTCTCAAGACGTCAATAGACTCGTTATTTGTTATTTCAGAAGGTTGTCCATCAACTAGCTTTCCGTTCTGTGGATAAAGAGCAAAATAAGCCAGCATGTCATCTTCTGTTATTCTCCTGTTTTGCCTCCGAAATCCCCTTAAAAGTGTTCCAACCTGTGGAAATTCTAAGAAATAAAGATATTTTTCATGTATAGCATCTAATACAAATCTATTTTGCTGATCCTCATAGTCATAGCCGACTCCCTTGCGACCATCAGTATCGAAAGTCAAAGCATAAGGATTTACAATCTTTTTTTGTCTATCAGTAACAGCCATATTATACCTAATTTACATTATTATATTTACTTCGAAAATTATATTTTGCAATAGGGTTTTTTTCGCTGTAGTTTAATTGATGCTTGACAAAGTTCTTTTCTTGTGTTGCTAGGTTTGCAAGAGCCTTAGTCATTCTGAGGGCTATATTGTTAAACAGTGGTGATGCGGCAGCCTTAGGATCTGTTGTGACTATGAGCCCTAGCAAAAGAGAAATAAGCTCTAAAGATTCATACACAGATCCATGAACATGTGTTGTAATTTCCAAAAGATCATCTAATATCTTTGCGAGATGATCACCCTTAACCATTGGCTGTAAATCTGAATCGTCGTTCCCAGCAATCAAATCAATGCCTTGGATATTATCTCCAATAAACATCCCAGAGGCTCCATTATATGTATCAGTGCTTGTTACTAGCTTAATACCTTCTCTGCCTATCAACCTAACAGAATCTGCTTTTATAGCAATTGCTGATCTATTTGTTATATTTCCTACGTTTCCTTCGGCAAGGTTAAAATACTCTGGTGAATCTATGTCTGCCCTTTGAGAGATATAGATTCTTGCTGCATCAAGTTCTGTACTTTTATTAGATAAAACTTTGTTTCCTTGATCATCGACCTCCCTAGCCAGAATACCACCAAGACCTGCTATAATATCAATACATGCAACATGAGTATTTGCTCCTGCACCTTTTCCTGAAAACTCACTGCCTGGTCTATCACGTCCAAGAACTATAAAAGAGTTAGATGGACCATGGATGACTTTTTCTGTGTCAGTGCTATTGAAGACAGGTATTGGTTCTGTAATTCTTGTATTATTAAAACCAGAGCTTGTTCGTGCATTCTCTCTTGGATAATCTTCTAGGAACTTTTTCTTGTCCTGTGATAATAATGATTCCACTATAGTTGGTCTAAGCATACCTGAACCAGGAGGCTTATTAGGTCTTGGAGGTTGCTGCTCTGGTGCTAATTGTCTAGCTATCTCCTCTTTTGAGGTTTGATTTGAGGCAACTTCAAGGCTTCCAGCTTCTTGTTCTGCTTTTTGTTTTGCCTTTATTCGCTCCAGGGGGTCTGTCTTCTCTTGAATACTTCGCCTATTACGTTGCTCTGGTTCTTGTTCTGTTCCATTAGGGAGGGCTCTTTCCTGCAAAAGTCGATTATACTGATCTTGTTGTTCTTGTGTTATGAAGATAGACCCTGTCTCAACATCAATATATCGATTGCCAAAAGAACTTTCTATTAATTTAAATCGCCGACCCTCTTCAGTTGTTAAGCGTTGGATCTCTGCTTCTGTTGTTAAAGACATTGTTTATACTATTTTATCCCCAAAATAATTCTTGCCGCTGAAAGAGTATCTAATCCTTATGTTTCGATATTCTCCTTCATTGAACAAGCGAGCTTCCTTAGCCCTTCTCTTTGCCAGTCCTCTTAGCTTTTCTCCACCAGAAGTCGTATATATCTCCATTGTAAAAGCTTTTCTAATTGCTTCTTTGTCGTTTGTTTTGTTTTTAACAACTTTAGCTAAAGTAAAGTCTTTTCCTTTTCTAGTTTTAAATCTCCCAAAATTATATGCAAACATTACTAAAGCATCAAATTGATTTTGTTTTAGGGGTGTATTCTTAAAATTATCATTAACAATCTTTTCGAAAACAGGGATGTCCTTGCCTGCCATCACCATTGCCTGCGCCTCTGTTATCAAAGGTTTTTTTGTTTTTTTGTAATATGCCCTTGCTTTATTAAAGTCGTTTGCAAGCTCAGTTCCTCTTTTTTTCCCAAAGTTTTTTATTAAGAAACCTTTATATTGGTCAAACCTTTTTCTTACAGAAGCATCTTTTGGTCTTTTTTTAATATCTATCAAAGACCCCTTACCTATTGTCCAAAGCCCTTTGTCTGCCCCCGCTGGCTTTTTGTTATAAAAATCCTTGTCCTGGTAAGGATATAGAACGACCCCCTCTAAATCTCTAAGGAGTTTTTGTCCCTTCGCACTCATTTTCATAGGCTTGTTTGGGGTCGGCTTTTTTTCTATCTTTGGGATAACCTTGGGCGCAGGAAGAACTGGTGGTAGTTCAATTTGAGGGGGAGCTAGTGGCTGAACAACTGTTGGAACCTCTGTTCGACTGACTATGTTTTTAACCTGACCAATGTCTATAAAGTTTGAAAACTGGCTTTTGTTATTAAAAAACTCAACCTCTACAATGTCTCCAGCCTTTAACCCTGAAAACTCTGATGTATTGTTTCTTACTATTGGATGTAAGGATATTACAGGATCATCACTTGTCTTTGGTTCAGGTATCCAGAAATTTCTTGCATCACTAAGAACTCTTATCCTAACCATCTCTGCTGGTATTTGGTCGCTTGTTTGTCTTGCCGCTTCAATGTATGTAGGGTAATTTGGCTCTATTCTTAAAACAACAGCAGTAGCAATTTTGTTATCTAAAAGAGTGTTTGGAGTATAGTATTCTCTCAACATATTTTTTAGGGCTCCCAGAGGGGAGGACCTATCTAAATCATATGCTTTCTCGGCAAGAAAAGAACTTGCAATTGTATCATCTCTTAGGAATATTGATTGTTTTTCGTCGCTATAGATTGAGTCTTTAGGAGTTTTAGGCATTTTATTCCTCCTTTAGAATATCAAACAATTGGTTCTTATCGTCTTCGCTAAGACCTGCTTGATTGGAGGCTTGATCCTTCTTATAAACCAGTGTCGCTAGTTTGACTAGCTGTTCGTTGCTTCTTTGTAGTGTTTCCACAAATTTGGCGGCAGTGGGACCGGAATCTGAATAACGATCTTTAGAGACGCTCATGTACTCCTTTAAATTGTCTAGGAGCATTTCTGTTTCTTGCCTGTCCCTGTTGATGTTCTCTAGGGCTTGTTCAATTAGTGAGTTGAGATCTTTCTTCATACAATAAATAGAATGTTAAGAAATTTCTCCTTCATTCCACTTCTTTTTAAACGTTCGGTATCTTTCCCGCATTTTATTAAGGGCGCTCACAATCTGCTTTGTATTAAGTCCTGTGATTTCTCGCATATACAAATAGACTGCTTTTTTGTTAAATATTTCTATTTGTTCTATGTTCTCCATCAAGGTTACTACAGCATCCAAAACTTTCTGTTCGTTCGGTTTTAATTTAAGTTTTTGCCAACTGTTTATTTCTGTTAATAGAGAATTCCAAAATTGTTTCTCCTCAAGTTCCGACATTAGGTCATTTTTTGCATCTCCTGAGATTGCCTCAACCTCTCGGACCATTTCGTCGTAATTAACTTCACGTCTATTTTTCTTTGTTTGTTTCTTTGCCTTGTGAGTAAACCAGTTCTTGGTTACAACTGAAAAATAAGAAAATGCTTTTTTGCCCTGTGATGGATCAAACTTACCTAGAATAGTTGTGAGCCAAATTTTGCAGTCATCCTTGTGGTATTCGATATTTTCAAGGGACGTAAATTTATAAGTATAAACAATTTTATCAACAAGCTCAT